AAGAAGGGAAAATAAGGTGAAGAGGGGAGAAGAGGGGACATATTTGGTTCATAATTTCTAAAATCAAATTCTAATTCACCACCTTGATATTCTGAACCATCTGTTAATTGACAAGTCATAGATAGTTTTCGAATTCTTCCGTGCTCTGGATGATTAGGATCTTTTCTGTCATAAGGTTTATCCCAACTATCACAATGCCAATCGTAATATTGATTTAATTTATATTTTGTAAACTGACAAGATTCAGATCTTTCCCAATCATAATTCCAACCTGCCATTTCATTTGCTTTATGCACATAAGGATGTAATTCTTTATATATCCAAGTATCGTTAAGCCATACCAAATCAGAGTTTCTTTTTCTTTTTAAATCTTTTACTTCTTCTTTGTCTAATGGTTTTTTACCTAAATCTCTATCTCTTCCATAACCACCAGTAATCGCCATTGTTTCTTTTTGTGCGTTAGCATATTTAATGACTTCATCACAGAATCTAGGTGTCAGTGCTGATTTAAAATACCAATAATAATTAGATATATTCATAAGTTATTGTTTGTACAAAATTTAAACTATCCTTTTGATTATTGGTTAAGTAATACATATTAGTTGATGGAAACATAATAAATTTATTATTAATTAATGGTATATCCCAAGACCTACCTTTTCGTCTGTTATCTTCATAGTATATTCTAACATTACAATCTTTAACTTTTACACCATAGAGTAACGTAAAGTCTGGTGCGTTTCGTAAATCTACAGGATCTATATTTAATAATGGGGTTGTAGTCTCGCTGGGTTTATAAATGTTACCCCATGTTTTTTTGTTAACTAAAGTAATCTCATAGTCTAAATTTATATAATCTCTAATATAAGTGTTTAACATATCGAATGTTCGGGAAAACGGAAAATCTTTGTTTTGAATTACTGATTGTAAAATATCACCCGATAATTTATCTCGGTCAATATCCCAATCTTTAGGCATTGCCACATCACCGTAATATAGAGCTTGCTCTGTTAATACTTTCTTCTGCATACCACATACCTTTTTAATTTATGCTAATACGTCTGTCAAGTCCCAAGATTGATTAGCTTCATTCCAGTTGTGTGTCCAACCATGAGTTCCAGCTTCATTTTGTGATTGTTGTTCTTCAGTTAATGCAGGAGGATCACCAATTGGTGATTTCCAAGAAGCTGATTCAATATGTTTTACCCAAGATGCATAAGATTTTTTAGGCCAGAAAATTTGATTATCTTCGTCCCATTCATAACCAATACCTGCATAGTTTCCTCTAAATGCTTTTGAGTTATCACCAGAGTTATGTGTATTGCCCAGAGTGTTATATGAAGTTTGAATCCACATTTGTGCAGGCCAATTATTGTGTGTTTCTAAATATTGTTGACCTACTGATTCATCTTCAACACCATCAGCATTTAACATATCTTTGTTATCAAGTGTTAATACCTGAATAACTTTTCCGTTTGCTCCTAGTTTTGCAAAATGTGCCATAATGTTTCTCCTTATATATTAATTTTAATTACCATTCAACTATTGAAATTTATACCTTATTATTACTATACCAGAACCTCCAGTTGTTCCTCCACCTGGAGTACCATTACCTGGATTACCTGGACCTCTACCTCCTGCACCTCCGCCTCTATTGGCTGTTCCACTTCCACCACCTGCAGGATTAGCTGTTGCTCCACCAACACCTCCGCCTCCAGAACCAGCTGATCCATTTGCTCCACCGCCACCACCACCTGCGTATGCAACAGGACTTCCGGAAATACTTGTTGTAGCTCCGTTACCACCAGCTCCACCACCTGAACTAGGATTTCCACCAGCACCTCCAGCGGCTGTTGCTCCACCGCCACCACCTGAACCTGCATCAGGAGGACCACCTGGACTATTTCCACCAGGCTGTCCTTGAGGTGGACTTACTGGAGGAGTATTACCTGCTGATGAACATGGAACTGGTGAACCACCTCCAGTGCCACCACCAGATCCTCCAGCGTCCGCTACTCTTTGTGAATCATGACCTCCAGTACCACCACCATGAGATGTTACTGTTGAAAAAGTTGAATTAACTCCAGGTGTGCCTCTTTTTGGATCAGAAGACGGACCTGCACTACCTCCGCCACCCACTGTAATTGGATAAGCTTGAGCTGTTACTGTAATTGATGTTCCACCTGGATTTCCATTAAGTGGACTTGCCGAATAACAATCAACTGGACCTTTAAATTCTCTAAAACCACCTGCGCCAGCACCTGCTGTTGGGTTTGCCATAGAACCCGTTCCTGCTGAACCTCCACCTCCAGCAACAACTAAATAAGAAACTGTATTGTCTGCTGCAGTTTCTGAAACTTTACAAACTGTAAAAGTTCCGGGACCTGTAAAAGTATGAATTTTATAATTACCAGATGTTGTTTCTGTTCCACCTGATGCAATTAAATTTGGATTACCTGTAACATTTGATGTTGAATCTTGTACGTTTTTCCAACCTTCAGTGTCATCAACATAAACAAAAGTAACTGATTGTCCTTCAGTGCTTAAATTTAAACTAGATGCTATTCCACCAATTTTTTGTGAACCATTTGGTGCAATTGTTAAATTATTAGTTTGAAAAGTATTTGTGTAATCTGCAACAGAAACTATTGCTCCAGCAGTTCCTGCTGGTAAATTCATTGTAAATCCTCCTGAAGATGTGTCCGCAAAAAAACCTTGACCACTTACGGCTGTAAATGTTGAAGTTTTTATACTAGATGTTTGCCAATCAACAGTTCCTGATCTTCCAAATCCTGATTGCGATGCACCACTAGCTAAACTTACAGTATCACCACTTGCACCAACAGTAATTGTAGTTCCTGATTGACTAATAATTACTCCGCCATCAGCCGCTTTTAAACTGTCTGATCTTAAATCACCTGTAACTGTAATTGTGTCTCCACTATCTCCTATCTGTGTAGTTCCACAATCTGTTCTCGGTGTTATTTTATTTACTTTTACTTCACTCATAATTTACCTATTGATACTTATACCTTATTATAACAATTCCAGAACCTCCAGCTTTTCCTGTATAATTAGATGCAGTAGAAGCAGGGTTATTTGAACCTGGTCCAGCGTTCGTTGCATCTCCACCATCGCCTGTGTTAGCAGCGCCTGCACAGCTTGGATCAAGTGTACCTGGATTGTACGAACTATAAGTTCCTCCAGTTGAATACACAACGGGACTTCCTGTAATATGTGTTGTTGCTCCTGTTCCACCACTAGACGCTGAAGGAGGAGGACTTGGACCTGGAGAGGTTGAACCTGCTCCTGTTGCTCCACCGCCTGAACCACCTAAAGTTTGATTACATGTGCTTCCTGGAGCACCATTACTACCTTGAGCGGGACTGGTAGGAGGTGTGTTTCCTGTTCCACCTGCTCTTGCTGGTGATCCACCACCACCGCCACCGCCAGAGCCACCAGGTTGACCTTCTGGTTGTGCTGGACCTTGACACCTAGGATTACCTCCAAAGCCACCACCTGCTGATGTTATTGTTGAAAATATTGAATTTGATCCAGAACCTGCATTAGCTCCTTCTGGAACTGGACCACCTGGTCCACCACCTCCTCCTCCTGCAGTTCCTCCTGCACCAACTGTAATTGGAAAAGATGCAACTGATGCACACAAAGCAGCTGCCACTAAAGGACTTGCAGTGTATGGAGTTATAGGATTATCTCTACCTTCTCTAAAACCACCGGCCCCACCGCCACCGCCACCTTGAATGTGAAATCTATTTCCACCTGAACCACCACCTCCTGCCACCACCATATAACCTAATTTATTGTTTGCAGCTGCTCCTAATGTAGTTATTTCAAAAGTTCCTGGTCCAGTAAAAGTATGAATTTTACAGTTTCCCGAAGTTGTAACTGTACCACCTGTTGCGCTTATAAAATCTGCTGCTGCTTCAGTGTCTTCAGCATTTTGAACATTGATCCAACCTTCTGTATCATCAACATATACTAAAGTTAAAGCTTGACCATTAACATCTAATACTATGTCTCCTGCAACACCACCAATTTTTTGTGTACCATTAGGTGATACTGTTAAATTATTTGAATTAAAAGTTCTTGTGTAATCTGCAACAGCCACGATTGCACCTGCTGTCCCTGCAGGAAGATTTACTGTAAAAGCACCTCCTGATGTATTACAAAAATATCCTTCACCACTTGCTGCAGTAAATGTAGCTGTTTTAATTGATCCTGTTTGCCAATCGACAGAACCTGATCTACCAAACCCTGATTGAGATGCACCTGATGCAAGAGAAACGGTATCACCACTTGCACCGATAGTTATTGTTGTGCCAGACTGACTGATAATACTTCCACCATCAGATGCTTGATACGCATTTGATTTTACAATGTTTCCTGCAACTGCAACTGTATCACCGGCTGCACCAACTGTAATTACATCACCACTTTCGTTGATAATGTTATTATCGTCTTGGTCTGCTATGTTATCTACTTTTATTTTACTTGTCATAATTATTGAAATTTATACCTTATTACTACAATTCCTGAACCACCACTACCTGAATTTCCTGCACCGTGTCCAGAAGGAGTTAAACCTCTTCCTCCACCACCAGAACCAGTATTTACTGTCCCTGAAGTTGAAGAACACGCTCCACCCGGTCCACCACCATTACCCCCACCACCAGGTCCTCCAGTTCCTACTGATCCTGTAGCACCAAATTTATATGTTCCACCAGCGCCACCACCAGTTCTTGTTACTGGTGATCCTGTTATATTTGAAGTTACGCCATTACCACCACCGGAACCGTTACCAGGAGCTGATTCACTTATACCTGCACTTCCAGCACCACCTCCACCAGATCCTCTAAATTGAGATCCTGGACTTGGCCCTCCAGAATTTCCACCACTATTTCCTTGAGGCGGACTAACAGAAGGTGTGTTTCCTGATCCACCATCTGCACCTCCACCATCAGTAGAAGCACCACCACCGCCAGAACCTCCGCTACCACCAGCAAAAGGATCAGCACTATTTCCTCCTCCGCCACCACCTGCAGATGTAATTGTTGAAAAAATTGAATTTGAACCACTTGCTCCAGTCCCACCACAAGAACCAGATCCACCAGCACCAACTGTAATTGGAAAACCTGTTGCTGTAATCGTTACTCTGTTTCCTGATGTTGGATAACCGTCTAAAGGACTTTTAACTTCTCTAAAACCACCAGCTCCACCACCTCCTAATCCACCACCAGCTGCTCCTCCTGCAATTACCATGTAAGAAACAACATTTTCTGCAGCTACAGTTGAAATAGTTGATACACAAAAAGTACCTGGTCCTGTGAATGTATGAATTTTACAATCACTAGATGTTGTTATTGTTCCACCAGTAGCACTTATAAAAGACCGACCTGCTACTGAATTAGAAGTTTCTTGTGTATTAATCCATCCTTCAGTTGAATCAACAAAAACAAAAGTTGCTGTTTGACCCTCCGTTGATAATGTTGCGTTTCCAGAATTTCCACCAATTTTATTTGATCCATTAGGTGTAATTGTTAAATTATTTGTTTGAAAAGTTCTTGTATAATCTGAAAATGCAACAATAGCACCCGCTGATCCCGCAGGTAAATTTACAGTCACGGCTCCACTAGAAGTGTCTACAAAATAACCCTCACCGTCTGCTGCAGTAAATGTTGATGTCTTAATACTTCCTGTTTGCCAATCTACAGAACCTGCTCTACCAAATCCTGATTGAGAAGCTCCACTAGCCAGTGAAACTGTGTCTCCACTAGCTCCTAAAGTAATCGTAGTGCCAGATTGACTAACAATATTACCACCGTCAGATGCTTGCACAGCATTTGTTTTTACAACATTACCTGGAACAGCAACTGATTTACATGCTGATCCTACGGTAATCGTAGTACCTGATTGTGCATCTATTTCATTTACTTCTATCTTTGACATTAAACTACTACTACCGTTCCTGTTATTGTTTGAGTTCCAGTTACTGTAACTGGTCCTGCTAATACTGCATTACTAATTGTTTGATCATCAGACAAAATTGCTGAATGATTAAAAGCATAAGTTGAAGCTGTCATACTTGCAGATGGTGCTCTTGATGCAGGGTAAGTACAAAAAACATTTTTTGTTCCTGCAGAAAAATCTACTTTACTATCAGAATTTGACGAGGAGATAACCGTATCTCTGGATAAAGTATC